AGACGAGCACGGCTGAGCACTCATCGGTCGGACCGTCGGCGTAGTTCCACGGCACCGGGACCCACAGCTTGCGACCCAGCCAGCCGACCCAGATCAGCTCCTTGGCGAGGATGTTCTCGAACACCTCGCGGACCTGCACCGAGATCTCGGCCGGCCGCTCGCCGTTGTAGGCGTACACGCCGCCGCGATCTGACGCCGAGTGGAAGAACACCATCGACTCGTTGCGGGTCACCCCCTGGGGCCCGACCGCCCCCACGTTGGACGACTTCTGCACCAGCTGCCACGAGTCCGAGTTGTAGCCGTAGAGCGCCCACACCGAGTCGGCCTTGAAGATCAGCAGGTGGTCCTCGTAGCTCTGCAGGGCCGTGATGCGCGACCCGCCGATGCCGATATCGAGGTAGTCGGCCGTGGCCCAGTCCCCCTGGCTGGTGGGGTGCGACCAGCGGATGCGGTTGGGATAGTCGGTGCCGGCCTCCATCGTGTGGCCGACGAAGGCGTAACCGGCATGGGCCTCGACGAGCTCGCAGCGGGGGAAGACGCCGCCGATGGGTTCGAGGTAGTCGTCGTTGAAGTTGCCAGTAGCCAGGGGAGACAGCGACTCCAGGGGGCTGACGTTGCTCCGGAGCTGAACGTCGTTGAGGATCCCGCAGGCGATGTAGGTGTCGTCACCGAAGCTGGCGAAGTCGGCCATGTGGGTATTGGCCGAGCAGATGATCTCGGCGTCGGTGAACTCGGTGCTGCCATCGGTCATCCACAACGTGGAGTTGGCAGCCACGTAGATCACGTCGGTGCCGTCGGCGAGCTGGATCATGTAGGCCCGGCGCGGGTCCCAGTCGTCGGGGTCGACGGGGAAGTCCATCTCGGTGCTGGTCGTCCAGCGCTCCCAGCCGTGGCGGCTGTAGACCCCGCCGAGGGGGTCGATGGAGACGTTGGCCAGCTCCGGGCTCTCGTTCTCGGCCAGCTGGAACTGGTTGGCTCGAAGGTTGAGGCCGCCCGTGTAGTCGATCAGGTTGAGGGGCTCGAGGCGAGTGGGCATCAGGGTGCCACCGGGGGGCCCCAGGCCATCGAGTTGGTGTTGTACGAGGTCAGCGGCAGACCACCGTTCATCACCAGCGGACGGTGGTGACGCGGGTTGCAGATCGCCGAGTGGGCGGCCTCGAAGCTGGCCTGCCAGCGCTTCATGTAGACGTCCTCGAGGACCTCGTCCTCCTGCTGGGCGTAGGACAGGGCGATGGCGTAGTGAGCGAGGAGGAAGTGCAGCCGCTCGTCGGCATCGGGCTGGCCACCCGCTCCGTCGGCTATCCAGTTCCGGGGGAGTCGGTGTCCCCGTAGGCGTAGAGCGCGATCGCCGGAAGGGTTGGGCCACAGCGCCAGCTCGCTACCCCACACCGTGTAGTAGACGGGGTTGACCGTGTTGTTGAGCTGACCGACGTTGTCCTCGGCCTGCTCGTTGGAGACCTGGATCAGGCGGAGGCCGCTGACCTCGTCGATGACGGAGAACAACCCGGACGGGTTGCAGTTGACGGGCAGGGGCACCGACTCGGCGTCGCTGGCCTTGGTCGCGCTCCAGCGGGTCTCGAAGAAGGGCCAGCGGGTCTCCATCGCGATGGTCCGCATGTAGGCCTCGTCGAGGTACGAGTCGAGCATGCCGTTGGGCAGCTCCTCCTCGTCCATGTCGAGCTGCATCCGGATGTACTCACGCAGCGTCTGTAGGTCCACCCGTCTCCTTCCAGCGTCCACGCCAGCCCGGGGTGTGGAAGATGCACAGGTTGGTGTCACCTACTGGATAGGCGCTGCAGGTGCCGTTCTTGCCCGTGCACCGCCCGGCGCGCGTCAGGGGAGGAAGCGCGCCGGGCGGACGATAAGGGGCAGTGGAGTCGGGAGACAGAGCACCGACAACGGAGTTCTCGGTGGTCTGAGGGATGTGCTCGCCCACCAGGGCGTCCGCCGTCGTCCTCGCGGCGTCGGCGTTCTGGGTCACCCCGTAGGGCGAGACATCGGGCATCAGGCTGCCGCGGCGATGCCGGTCAGCTTGAAGTGCCGGCGGCGCTGACGGGTGGTCAGGTTGCCGTAGGCGGTGATGAACGAGTACCGGGCATCGACGGCCGAGGTCAGACCGCTGGTCGCGTGGGCGCTGGCGATCGACTCGCTGAGCCCCTTCGAGAACGGGGTCTGGGCGAAGAACCGGCTCGAGTGGAAGACGAGTCCGATGTACTTCGAGTTGATCCCGTACATCAGGCCGGCTGGGCAGTCGAAGTCCCAGTACACCGGGGTCTGCTTGAACAACAGGTTCATGAACCCGAGGTTCGCCGACTTGGTGTCGGTGTAGCGGACCTGCGGGGTCAGCGTCGACTCGTAGAACTCGTAGACCGTCTGGCCGGTGAAGATGGCGTCGACCCGGTCACTGCCCGAATCCGAGCTGGAGTGGTAGGCCGCGGCCATCGCCCGCTCCAGGCCGGTCCCGTCGACGGTGCCGACCGCGGTCTCGATCGCCGCCCACCAGCCGTTGCCCGAGTCAGCGGGGTTGATCCCACCGATCGCTCCGGTGGAGTCGATGACCGCAGCCAACGACAGGAAGTCCTTGTTCGCATCGGGGGCCGACTGGGTGCCGTAGAGCTGCTTAGACAGGCGGTTCTTGAGGGTCTCCTCGGCCTGCATGACCTTGGCCTCGAGCAGGGAGAGCACCTGCTCCTTGCCGTTGTTCTGAGCCTCTTCGAGTCCGGAGATGGCGATGGTGGCGTACAGCTGACGCCACGGGTATTGCGCCGCCGAGATCCCCTCCTGGGGGGTGACGGTGAGCTGCTGCCATTCGGAGTAGCTCCCCGCCTCGCCCTCGGCGTAGATCAGGGGCTCGACGATAGACACGCCACCGTTGATCTTGCGAACACGCCCCTTGGACATCATGTAGTTGAGCAGAGGTCGACCCAGGAAAATGTTGTCGGTCAACGTCTTGTGGTAGTTGTGCATCGTGGTCGTGAGCATGGAGTCCCAATCGACCGGGAGGTGGGCTGCGTTACCAGCCATGTGGTGCCGTCCTTAGAGGTTGACGGCCCTAGATGCTCCCCCCGCTTTGGCGCAGAGCAGCTTCGAAGGCCTCGGAGATGGTCATGTGTCCATCAGAGGGAGGCGCGTTCGTCGTCCCGGCCATCGAGGCCGAAGCTCCGTTGCCGATCAGCTGGCTGGCGTTCGCGGCGGCTTGCTGACGGGTAGCGGCAACTTGTTGCTGCTGCGTCAGTGCCTGTTGGCGGGCGGCCATCGCCCGATCGAAGGCGATGTTCTTCCAGATCAGCTCGAAGCCATCGGGGCCCATCCCCCGCTGTAGCGCCGTGCCCACGACCTCTCGAACGTCACCGTCGTTCAGCTGATACCTCTGCTGGAGCCCACTGATCGAGGTCCGTAGCTGCTCGTCCGCCTGACGCTGCTCCCACTGCTGGGTCAGCGCCTGATTCTGCCGCTCGATCTGCGCCAGGCGGCGCTCGACCGGGTCGGCATAGGGATTCTCCTCGTAGCCATCGTCATAGGACGGCGCTGCCTGTGCAGGCTGCGATTGCTCGAAGGAGACCCCGTACTGCCGGGCGAGGATGCGAAGTGCTTCCTCTGGCTGGGCTTGCAGTGCTTGCTGAACAGCAAGGGCGTACTCGGCCTGTTGGCGTTGGGCGGCGAGTTCCTGGGTCTTACGGGTGTAGTCGGCGGTCCGGCTGTACCCACTCAGGGCCTCGTTGAGCGGCACCTCGACGTCCTGGCCATCGACCTTGACGCGGACATAGCGACTCGCTGTGTCCTCATCGAGATCTAGGTAGGTGCGCTCCGGTGCCTCTACGGGTTGATCCGCGGGTTGTCCGTCTCCGGCGGGTGCCCCAACGGGGTCGCCTTCGGGCGGACCTTGATCCCCGAAGGGATTGAAGTCCGACACTCAATGAGTCCTTCCGGTTGCTCGTGTCGATGTCATTGAACCCCCATCTGAGCCAACTGTGCAAGTAGCTCAGGAGGAATCGCCGGCTGGCCGGCAGGCATTTGTTCGATCGGGGGACCTTGTCCGCCCATATCGGCGGGCTGGGGCATGGCCTCACCGCCACCGGGCGGCGGGCCGCCAGGGGGCATCTGGCCCGGGGGCCCCTGCCCCGGCTGGGCGTTCGGGTCCATCTGCTGCTGCTGCATCATCTGCTCCTGGGGCCCGTTGAGCAGGGTGGACACGTCCTTGATGCTGAACCCGTACTGCAGCACGTAGCGAGCCAGGCCGAGCGGGTTGACCACCCCGGCCTGGACGAACGGAGCCATGGCGTCGACCAGCTGCAGGGCCGACTGCCTCCGGAACGCCTCATTGCGGGGTTCGGTGGAGCCCCCCTCGACCTCGAAGTCGTAGCTGCCCTTGAGGTAGTCGACGTCGTAGTTGACCCAGGCCCGCCCGGCGACCGAGGTGATCCGGGCCACGTGCTCGCCGTCGAGGAACTGCTGCATCAGCGAGACGATCATCTCGCCGATGTCGGCGAGGAACGACTCGACCTTGGCCAGCTTGTCGCGGGCCCGGCTGTTGGCCGCGTCCTGGATCATCGCCGCCTCGGTGGCGGTACGGCGGATCGCGCTCTCGGGCTGGCCGCGCATGTAGTCGCTGACCCCGGACACCGTGTTGATGTCCTCCTCGATCA